AACATTGCAAATTTAAATGAATCGTATTCCATTACTGTTGGCTTCATTACAATATGAATTTCGTTCATAAAGTGACCTAGTAATTCTTTTAATGAATTTAGATCGTTTGTATTTTTATAATATGTATCATGATTACCTGGCATAATATCCATAGCAATACCAAGATCTCTTAATCGATTAAGAAAATGTTTTCTATTCGAATTAAGAGCTTTAAAATTAACAAACTTGCGATGATCGTAATAATCACCTAAGTGAATTATTTGTTTGATATTATGTTCTTTACAATAAGGAAAGAATATTTTATCATAAAAGGTATTTGCATTATCTAAGAATATGTCTGAGCTATTTCTAATACCACAATGAGTATCATTCAAGACCGCTATTTTCATTTTTTAATGTTCCAATCAGCTTTTTCTTCAAGTACAAATTGTACTGCTTGATAGTAATCTTTGTCCTCGTCGTTCATATGTACAGCAAATAAACTAACTTTGGCCATTTGATTTAATAGATCAGTTTTGCCTTCTATCAAATGATCTTGTCCAGGTGACTCCATAATAGCTTGAATAGCATCCATATGAAGCTTAATTCTTTCTTGTATCTTACTCATTCTAAGAAATCCTGTAAGTCTGAGTCAACTATACGAGCTCTTTTCTTTGGTGGTTTATTAGCTTTAGCATAAGTTTTAAGTTCAGTATCATACTCTTTAACTTTATTAATTCTGTCCTTCAATGTATCAACAAAATGAGTAGCTACCTGTGTTGACTCTTCACTACCAGAAGAAGTGATAAATGCCTCAACTCCAGATTGCAGCATATATTTTTCTTTGATCTCTTGTTGCTTCTTTTCTTTTGTGATTCTACGAAGAAAAGCAAACCAAATAATTTGCGTAAAATAAGCAAAAGCGTTAGGTTTGCCTGACCGAGTTTTAGCATCAATATTATAATTTTCAACGGCCTTTAGACAATTTTCAACTGCATCCATAACCATTTCTTCACGATAAGTATATCGTATAAAGTTAGATTTATGTGAAAGATTTTCAGCAATTTTTAAAAAAGATATAGCAATATCATCGGGAACAATTGGTAAAACATCGCTATTTTCTTTAGCTTCAGAAACAGTTTTTACATAGTTAACTACTGATAATGAAAATTCAGCATTATTTACATAATGTACGTTTTTATTTTTTTTGGGCATAATATTTGTATCTCCACAGAATATATTAATAATTATAAACTATTTTTTGCTGTTTGTACATAAATTTATTTTTTAAAATATTGAAAATAACTGTTTACATACCGCAAGAAATGTGGTATAATAAAGAGTATTCTTTAAAGGGAAGGTAGTATCTGCTAATGCATTCTATCTTTTGGTGCTTTTGCAAATGTTAAAGTCACAACATTTTTAAGTTCGCTGTCATCTTCATCAAGAATTTTTGCTAAAGTGTCTAAAGTATTTTCTTTTTCTTTAATTTCTTCATTCGACATTTCTATGATTTTCGATAGAGCAGATTCGTATTGCTTTAGTAATTCAATGTGTGGATTAGACAGTGCCATGCAATGATAAGCATTAATAGTAATTACTTCATCTTTTTGTTCAATGTATGTCATCCAAGGTTTAAGTACGTATAATGTAGTAGTATATTCTTCTTCAGTGCTTGTAGTTCTAAATTTATCGATTAATAAACAGTATCTTACAACTAAATCATCTTCAAGTTCTTCCAAAATCTCACAAATAATTTCGTCGCCATTTACCATTTTGATTTGTTTAACGTTATCTACAATCATTACTCTAAACCTTTATTTTATATATTTTGAAATTAAATTGCTCTCTTTTATATATTTTGATTCTTTCTTCGGAATGCAACAGCGTATAATTTTTCTTTGATTTGTGCTGTATATCATCTGATATGTCATATAGTTTAGTAGTTACTCCATTGTCGCTTTTTCTGAGTCCTCTACCGATACTTTGGAGGACTTTAATTTGTGACTTTGATGGGCTCGCAAAAATGATGTTATGAAGATTACGTATGTTAATCCCTGTACTAAAAGTCCCGAGACTAGCCACGATAATCGCATCTTTTTGTTTCTCCGTTATTTTTCTTATAGCTTCTCTATCAGTAGCTTCAGTTGCACCACTAACAAAGAATACCTTTCTATTTATATCAGCTTTAGATTGTATTAGTTCATACAAAATCTTACCATGTTTTTCAACAAACTGAAATAAGACTAATGAATTACCTTTTTGATCGAGCGCCAGGTTTCTTATAAAATGATTACGTTTTTCATTTCCAATTATAAAATTTATTTCTTGTTGATATGTAGATCCGCTTATTAATTGTCTTACATCTTCGGCATGTTCTAATCTTAAAATAAAAATATCAAGAGCTGCTAATGTCTCTTTATCTTGTAATGCCTTAGTTGTAGTGACTTTCATTACTTTACCGAACAAACCTTCAAGAACTAACTTATGAGTCTGTGTTCCATCAAGTGTTCCTGTAGTACCAAAACGATATGCTGTTGTCTTAGCTTTATTCATAATATTAGACAGAGATTTTGATTTAAAACCGTGAACCTCGTCACCAAATATAACACCAAATTGACTAAACCATGTCATAGGTAATTTATATATTGATTGCCATGTACTAATAAAAACGTTTTCAGATATATTCATTTTAGCTTGACCAGAAAAGATAGCATGGCAATCATCTTTTGAAAAGCTATCATCTTCAGATGAATAATCATCAAAATCTGACATCATTTGTTGAACAAGAGAAGTAGTTGGAACAATGACTAAAACCTTATCTTCATGGTTAGCCATATACCATCTCATCAAAACATATATTATAAGCGATTTACCTGAGCCTGTAGGAGATAATAAGATTGCTCGTTTCTTACGAATGCTTTCACATATAGCATTAAACTGATAATCTCTTACACCAATTGCTTTTCCTTTGCTATGAAGTTTAAGTGATTCTATAAAGCTCATAATATCTTTGACGTCAATTTTATTAAACGATTCAGGTGGACCAAACGGTCCGTCTTCATATTCTACTGTATAGTCACGCTTTTCAGCAAATTCTTTTACATAAGATAATAAACCAACTGGCAACTCATAGCTTGCAGGATTAAATAACCTTACTTTACCATCCCACACCTTGTTACGAAATAAAGGCATATATTTGTAACCTGGAACAAAAAACGAAAAGAATTCGCTAAGCTCCATTGCTATACCATTATCGCATCCAATGAGTAACATTGCTTCATTTTTCTTCTGTAATAAAATTCTATCCACCAGCTTGAAACATCTTCCATTTTATAATATTACTAATTGTTTGGTGTCGCCATTTTAGAGTATCGACTATTTCAATAAGAGTCTCTACAATAGTTTTAAAATACACCACCTTTTCTTCGCTCTTTTGTATATCTATATCAGAATCATAATAGCGATTCATGTCACCTTTCATGATTTTCATACCACGAAAAGGATCATATTCCCAGCCTTTTTCTTTTAATTCATCTTCAGTCAGTTTACCATTATAATAAAGCCATTTTTCTTTCAGCAATATTTTTTGATTTAATTCTGTCTTTTTCAGTTTAAGTTTTGTGATAGACAGCATCTCAAGATATTTGGCATGAAACTTAGCTATTTGGATTGAGCTGGTATCTAAGTTATTTTCATCTAACTGACAGTCTTGCTGCCATTCTTCAAGTATATTTTCAAGTGTTAACAATTCAATTCTCCATAATATAAAGTATATATGCGTTAAGTTATAATAAAATATTCAGTCCTAAATGATGCATCAAAGGTTACCATAGCAGGTTCTCCAGTAGTTGACTGAAATTGCATTGATCCAATTCCTGTTGGTACACAATCAACATATTTTATTGTTTTTATTAACTGATTGTTACTATTCAATATCATTAGGCTTATATCAGCTTCATGACTGACTACGTCTCTTCTTGCGCCAGTTCCTTTTAAATTACTTCGGTCTTCAGTTAAAAGTTTGATCCAGTCGTACATTTCTATATATGAATTCATCTCCTCATCAACTATAATTTGAAATTGAATTTCATCGAGTGTAAGAGTATCACCAGGCAATCCCACTGATGCTATTCTTTTATATGCCATTGCTGGAGAAGTAAACACTACTCCAGGATGATTTATTGACTGGGCAAAAAATTCTATGTTTGCGTATTGTTTTCTATCAATAATAATTTTAAAGTGATTACTCTGTAGAAAATTTATGTTTGATGTTAATTTTGCCATATTAAACTCCCTGAATTATTACTATTTATACATAAAAAAAGGGCCCTGAAAGGACCCTTTAACATAATACATTTATGATTAGTTAATTAAACGCTACTTTAACAACATTACCATTTGGATCAAACATAGTACTAACTCTATTGACTTTGCAATTAGTACTAGTTCTACATTTCCACCATTCTTCGGCTTCTTCTTGAGTATCAACTGTCATTGCAGACCATTCAAGAGGGCCTTCAGTTCCAGGTTTTCCTGTAGTTTCATTAAGT